CTCGAAGCCTACCAGGACCTGCCGGAGGAAGAGCAGACCGGCCTGGATCACATCCCGATCCTCCACGTGCCGAACTTCCGCTATGGCTCCCGGTTCTGGGGGATCAGCGACTACGAGGGTCTGGAGTCGCTCTTCGAGTCTCTGAACAACCGCGTCTCCCAGATCGACGAGGTGCTGGACAAGCACGTCGCTCCGAAGATCGTGGTGCCGCCAGGCTTCGTGGACGAGGATGGCAAGATTCGCTTCGACCGGATGGAGACCATCGAGCTGGGCCCAGGCGATCAGCCGCCCTCCTACATCACCTGGGACGCCCACCTAACTGCAGCCTTCACGCAGTTCGAGAAGCTACTCGACCTGCTGTTCATGCTTTCCGAGACCGCGCCTTCCGCGTTCGGGCTGGACAAGTTCGGAGTGGCCGAGAGCGGCCGGGCGCTGCGGCTTCGGCTGTTGCGGACACTGGCGAAGATCAACCGCAAGCGGCTCTATTACGACACCGCTCTCAAGGCCGCTCTGCTCACTGCTCAGATGCTCGACGTGACCCACGGCTCCGGCGAGTACGAGCCGGCCGAGCCGACCATCCAGTGGGCGGACGGGCTGCCCGAGGACATGGTCGAGATGGTGGAGATCGAGAGCCAGCGACTTGCTGCAGGCAATACCTCGGTCGAGTCCTCCGTGCGGCGGCTGGACGGACCAGACGCAGTGGAAACCGAGATGGCGCGCATCGCCGAGGAGACCGGGCAGGCGGTCGCTCTGACCGGAGGTGCTGGCCGACGCGGACAGGAGGCGCAGCAGGGCGGCGACAGCCAGGAGTAAGCCCCGATGCCTTCGCCTATCGGCCGCCGACAGATCGAGGAATTCCGGCGGGCGTTCACAGGTGAGATAGACTCCCTGGCTGCCCTCTATCGGGACGCGGCAGCGGACATGCTGGACGTTCTCGCGGACGCCGCCGCCCTGGCCGGACAGCGGGGGCGCGCTGCGGCACTGCTGCGACAGTATCAGGTGATCCTCGCTGACCTCGGTGATGAAGCCGCCGCCTGGATAGAACTCAACATCCCTCGTGCTTACGATGTTGGGCTTGAGTTCGCCGACGAGGGAATCCGCAACATCCGCCGCGCCGGAATCAACCTGCGTCGCCGAGACAGAACGATAACGGGCCGCCGTGAGCGAGACGTATTCTCCCAGGTGCATCGGGAGGCGGCGCGGGCAATCACGGAGTCCATGCTGCAGACCACCGATGCGGCGCTTGCTCAGATCGGCCGGCGAGTGGATGACGTTCTCCGCCGCGAGGGAATGCTGGCTGTTGCCAGGGGGATCGCAGCCGGGCGTGCTCGCGTCGACGTAAGCCGCGAACTGGAGCAGCGGCTGATCGCTTCGGGCAGGCCGACGTTCGTGGACGCGCTGGGGCGGCAGTGGCCCCTGGACCGCTATGCAGAGATGGTGGCCCGCACCACCACGCGCGAGGCAATGACGCAGGGCACGATCAACCGGCTGCGGGAGCACGGCGTCACCCTCGCCCAGGTATCGGCGCATAACGCGGAAGACTTCTGCCGCTACTACGAGAACGCCGTCGTCTCCCTTGACGGCCCGCACCCTGTCTATCCGCCGATCTCCGCCATCAACGGCGGGCCGCCTTTCCACCCGCGGTGTGTTCATGTGCTGACGCCATTCGTAGAGCGTCTCGCGACCGACGAGGAGAAGAAGCGGGGCGTCATCTCACCCGATCTGCTGAACAAGTCTCCCGCAGAACTCCAGCGGCGCTTCCGCAAGGAGTTCCCCGGCGTCGCCCGGGCCGTGGGAAAGCGGCAGCTTGCGCGGGCGGGGCGGGCAGAGGTTGCCGCGGCTCCGGGGCGACCCAGACCCAGCCGGGCACCGATCCCGGAACCAGAACTGCGCGCTCTGGAGGAGGGGACTGTCCTGCGCCGCACCTACAAGGGCCGCGAGTACCTCGCCCAGGTGGTGGATGGGAGCAAAATCTATTTCGAGGGCGGCATCTATCGCTCGCTCACGGATGTCGCCCGGATGATCACGGGGCAGCGGGCAATCAGCGGGCCGGCGTTCTTCGGCGTGGCGGAGCGCGGCAAGCGCACCGGACAGATCGCAGCCGCCCTTGCGCCGAAGCCGCGGCCCACCGATGCGGCCGGGATGACCCGCCGCGTGTCCGAGGAGCTGGTCAGCCTGATGGAGACCAAGATCGGATGGAACGGAGATCTGAGGACGGGGACAGGCGGGTTCGGAGGGCACAAGGATTGGGACTGCGCGATCACGGTTGGTGCGCAGGTGCGGGAGCGACTGACTCGTTTGACGAAGCAGAACGCTGCCTCTTGGGCGCAACTGTCGAAGCAGGCCAGGCAAGAGATGACTTCGAGTTTCACGACGCTGGTGCATGAGGCTACCCATGCTGCCGGCGCTGCAGGCGCAATCGCGCCGGAGGAGTACGCCACCGCCGCCCAGCGATGGCTGGAGGAGGCGGTCACCAGCGCGGCCTCGGAGCATGTTGCTCCCCAACTGTTCGAGCGCGTCATGGGCTTCTCGTCAGGGCTGGACAAGGTTGACTTTGCGGCCATGCCGAGCTACGTGCCCAGACAGCAGTTTCTCGCCAAGGCGATTTCAGGCCCGACCGCGGGGCGCTCCATGATGAACCCGATGCGGGAGGTGGAGCCCGAGGTCTACCTCGACTTGGCCTATCGTGTCCCGCGCCGGGAGCGGTTCTGGGCGCTGGCGCAGAGGATGCATGGGGCCTATCGGGAGGCCGGCATGACGGCTATCGAGATCGAAGCCGCTCTGGAGAACGAGGGCGAGCATGTAGTTGAAGCCCTGGTGGCGCGAGCGGAGCGGCGATGATGAGAGAGACATTCATCCGAGAAGCCGACAAGGCCATCTGGGCAGCCCGGACGCCGCGCGAAGCCCGGCGGCGACTGCGCCGTCACCTGCGCCTTGCAGAGGACGAACAGGAGCGGGCCGCCATCGCCCGCTACGAGGAGATGATCCACATGTGGGAGAGCATGCCACGAAGGAGAGATTCCGAGCAATGACACCGGACGCACATGGGATTCGCGTCCGCGCTTGGCGACGGCCGCAAACCCCATACCGTTTCGGTTATGTCGTTCTTGCTTCCAGACGCTCGCTGTGTTGGGCAGGGCTTCTGCGTTGCGAGAGAGAACGGATCTCGAAAGAGGATGCTCCGGCCGTTAGGGTGCGGGCAATCCCAGAGCAGGGCATCTTGTGGCTGCCTTGGTGGTGCTGGAGGGGAGCGATGGGCGAAGTTCAGGTGCCAGATATCCAGCGCGACGACGTCGCGGAGGTCTTTCCTGGGCCGATCCTGCTTCTGGCTGGACCAGGAACAGGGAAGACCTATCAGCTTGCCCGGCGGGTCAAGTGGCTGGTGGAGGAGCGGGAGGTGGCTCCCAACCAGATCACGGTCATGACATTCACTGATGAGGCGGCCCGCAATATGAGGGAGCGCTTGAGCGATCCCGCGCAGCAGGAAGTCTACCTACCGCTCGAACTGCAGCCTCCGCGCATGTGTACCATGCATAGCCTCGCTTACGAGATGATCCGGAGCAACCACGAGGCTCTGGGATTCAAGGAGATGCCGCGGCTCGTACCCGAGCATCTGGTCAGGACACTCATCGAAGACGCCGCACAGCTCGTAGGGCTCCCTCGTGATGTTGGCAGGGAGAGGACGGAGCCCTGCAGGCGAAACGGACGGTGCGAGCGGACGAACGCGCGAGATGAGTGCAGGGTTTGCGACTCGTATTGTCAGATCTTGCGTGCTCACAACGCGCTGGACTATGACGACCAGATCTTCCTGGCGTGCCATCTTCTTCGAGAGAACGGAGAGATCGCGCGGTCATACCAGGAGGGCGCAGTTCATCTACTTGTGGACGAGTACCAGGACATCAATGCCGCGCAGTATGGATTCATCAGATTGCTTGCCGGCGAGGACGCGAAGGGGATGTATGCAGTCGGCGATGATAATCAGAGCATTTACTCGTGGAGGGGAGGCACGCCGCAGTACGTCAGAAACTTCCGTGACCACTGGCCGAGCGCTCGTGTCGCACGCCTAGACGAATCCTATCGCTGCCCACGACCGGTCCTGGCCGCGGCAGCTGCCGTGATCGTAAATGGCTGCAGTTGTTTCTCAAACGATCCACGGATCAGATCGAGGAGCAGTGTCGAGGCCTTGGTTAGAGTTCACAGCGTCCCGAGTGACGGTGCGGAAGCGTCGCACATTGCCCAGACGATTTTTCAGGCTCGGGGCACGCGAGACGCGCTGATCCTGATACCCAGGACACAATATGCGCCGCCAATCAAGCGCGCGCTCAGAGCACGTGGGATTCCGTACGACTGTCGCACGCGAGTTGAGGGGAGCGGGCTTCATGTGCTCAACGAGCTCATGCGTTGGGTTGACGACGAAACGGACAGCTTCGCGTTGCGAGAGTGCCTGCAACGGATGGTTGAGAACCCAGACCTTCCCCTCGGGCAGCCGAAGAAGGGCAAGGTGACAGGATGGCGTGAGGAGACACTGAGCAAGATCAGTTACCTATGGAGCCATGTTCAGAAGCGCCGTTCTACTCTGTTCACGGCGCTCAGACGGCAAAGCAACGGAACAGTGCTTGCGTCGCTTCTTGCCCACGTTGAAGAGCTCCGCTCTGCAGCTGAGCGTGCTCCTCACGAGTTTCTGGAGGTCGCGACCAGGATACTGAGGCCGTGGGTTGAGACCGATGGCTGCGGTGCGGAAGTCACGGAATGGGTAGACGACTGTAGGAGCAGGAATCGAGCCGGCGGGCGACCGGCAGCACGCGTCCTGACTATGGCCTCTGCAAAGGGTCTGCAAGCGGACATGGTGTTCATTGTCGGGCTTGAGAAGGGGAGCTTCCCGTATCCGTCTGCGACCGGTGAGGAGCTTGAAGAGCAGTATAGACTGCTGTATGTCTCAATGACCAGGGCAAAGCAGAAGCTGCACCTTTACTCTGCGAGGAAACGCAGCGGCGCCGTGAGCTATCGCACGCGAGCATTGGGAACGTACCAGCCGGGCGAATCTGCTGACTTCCTAGACTGGCTGCCGGAGGGCTCGTTCGAGCGGCTTGAGCACTGGCCGAGGAAGCAAACGTCGAAGACTGGACACCCCAAGACAGAATAGCATAGCGACGAGGAGGGGAAGTACCGCTCTGGCGCTCCCAGAGGGCCACCTTGCCGGCCTGGCTCGTGTCGCCTTCGTGTCGTGAGACGGCTGCCGATCGGCCGCCAATAGGGTATTGACACGTGGCCCGGGTGCGATAGAATAGACCCAGCCTGAGCCGTCCGCTGGCGGGCTGCGAAGGCCAAAACCGAATAGCGCCTGCCATCATCGCGCAGATACGGCGGGCACTTCTGATGTTCGTGCTTTCGAGCATGACCGTCAGAGGTGCCCGCCTTTTCTTTTGCAGGAGGCGGCACACGATGCCGATTCGGATTGACAACTCGACAGTTTCGGACAGGGCGTGGGGCGACGTGGACAAGGCCGCCCTGGCGCGGCGGCTGGCTGAGAACGGCGACGCCGCCGTGATACGGGAGGCTTTCGCCTATGTGCCCGACCTGGAGAACCGCAGCGAGTGGGGAGGCCCACACCACGAACTCCAGGGCGACACCTTGGTGGTGAATCGCAACGGCGTGCATGCGCTTGCCGCCGCGCTGTCGGGCGCGCGGGGCGGGGTGAAGTGGCCTCGCTCGGCGCGGGTGGCAGCACTAGCCCACGTCCGCAAGCACTACGGCGCAATGGATGAGGAGCCGCCGCAGGGCATGAGTGCCGAGTAACGGCTTCCCGCCATAGGCGGGCAAGCCTCTGAGATAACCGCCCGCCGGAGCGATATCCGGCAGACCCGCCGCGGGGCGTAAAACCGGAGGGAGACCATGAGCGAAGGAACCGAGAACCAGCAGGGACAGCAGGGAACTGGCAGCCAGGGCCAGGCCGACGCCCAGTCGGCCCATTCAGCAAGCTCAGGGCAGGCTGCACAGGGCGCTAACACAGGCCAATCGGCCAGCGCCGGGCAAGCGGGCCAGTCCGCAGCGCAGACGCAGTCGGGATCTGGCGGGCAAGCCGCGCAGACGGGGCAGTCCGCCACAGGCGCGCAGCAGCCCTCCCAGGGACAGCAAGCCGAGGGTGCCCAGACACAATCGCAAACGCCGGCGACACAGGCGAAGGGCATCCAGGTGAAACTGACCCAGGAGCAGATCGACCGCCTGGTCAAGGACGGCACCCTGGAGTTGACCGACGACACGTTCACCGGCGCGGTGCGAGATCGCATCGCTCAGTTGACTGCCCGCGCGAAGGGCGCCGAGCGTCGGCTTGCCGAGATCGCCGCCGCCCAGGAAGAGGCGGAACGCAAGGCCCTCGAGGAGCAGGAGCGCTTCAAGGAGCTTTACGAGAAGGAGCGCCAGGCGCGGGAGAAAGAGGCATCCGGCCGCAAGGACGATGCTATCCGCGCTCGCTTCCTGCTCACCGCCCAGTCCAAGGGCGTCGTTGATCCCGACGTCGCCTTCGTCATCGCCCGTTCTCTGCCCGGCTTCGGCGCGGTGCAGGTGGATGATGAGGGCAAGGTCACGGGCATCGACGAGGTCGTCGAGACGCTGGTCAAGGAGAAGCCCTACCTGGTCTCCCAGCCACAGCAGCAACCCAAGCCGCAGAGCGTGGGGGCGGCAAGCAACCCGGCTCAACAGAGTCCGCCGCCTCCCAAGAATCTCGCCGAGGCCGGAGATCGCCTGGAGCAAGCATTGCGCACCGGCGTGACCTGACCCGGCACGAAGGAGTGAGTAGCACATGGCTGCGACCACAACTACGCTGGCCGAACTGATCGTCCAGCTCTACAAAGGGCCGTGGGTAGAGGCCCTGTTCACCAACACCTTCCTGCTCACCCGCATCCAGCAGAAGCAGGGGGCGGGAGAGGGCGTCCGCTGGCCGGTGCGCTATGCCGGCAACACTTCGGCGGGCTCCTACGCGGAAGGCGACTCCGGCGCGGGGGCCGGCAACCAGGGCTTCAAGAAAGCCTTCCTCGGCTGGAAGCTCAACAAGGTCGAGGTGGAGGTCTCCGGCCTCGCCCAGGCCATTGGTGACAACGGCGGCATGATCGTGCCGGCGCTGCGCACCGAACTCGATCTGGGCCTCTCGGACGTGCGCGGAAACATCAACACCCAGTTGATGTCCGACGGCACCGGCAACTCAGGCAAGGACATCACCGGCCTGTTCGCGGCGATCGCTGACACCGGCACCTACGCCGGTCTCGACCGCGGGACTTACACCTGGTGGAAGTCCTACGTCAGCGCCAACGGCGGCACTCCCCGCAACCTGACCGAGGAACTGATCCGCACGGTCAAGTCCACGGTGGAGGCGAGGGGCGGCCGGGTGACTGCGATCTATGCTGGCTCGTCCCAGTGGTATCGCTACGGCGACCTGCTGCGAGCAGAGCGGCGGCAGCAGAACCCGGCCACTCTGACCGGCGGCTACCAGGCGCTCGACTTCGAGGGCGTCCCAGTGATCAAGGTCCCCGGTTACCCGCAGACCCGCATGGACTTCGTCAACGAAGAGCTTCTGGAGTACATGGTGCTCAAGGACTTCGAAGCCAAGCCGATGGCGAAGACCAAGGACTCCGACGTGATCTGGATCACCCACTACTCTCAGCTGGTCTGCCGGAACCCCTACCGCATGGGGAGCCTGCAAGACCTGGCCCAGTAGGAGGTGACCGATGAGTAGCGTCGCGCGGATCATCTCTGACTGTCGGGACGGGCGCAAG